CTTGATGTACTCCTGGAACTCGTCCCACTCCTTTGGATTATCCGGGTTGAAGTTTGCGTGGATCATCTGGATAGCGTTGTTCCAGCGAGGCCACGCGAAGGTGGGAAGTTCTCCAGTAGTGATTTCGCACCCAGAGAACTCGCCCCAGACGAAGGATGCGTCACGGTGCATGGACGTACCCTTGGCGGAGTCCAGTTTACGAACGTTGATAAGACGGCCGGTATATCCGTACTTTCCGACACCGTTGAGGCCCTTGAGCATCATGCCGAATGTCTTGCCGGAAGTCGCCTGCCCGCATATAAATACAAGGTTTGCCTCGCAATGGCACAGGTTCTCTTGGAGACCCTCCTGAGGTATCAGGTCGATGCCATCGCGAAGCATAAAATCGCCTACTTTGTCCCATCCTTTATCACTGACAGTAGCCTTCTTCCGCTCAACATGTTCATATCGAGCGGGAAAGGGCACATCAGTATGGAGAAGTCGGAACATCACCGCAAAGATACGAAAAAGGGGCGATTATTTGCAAAAAGTGGGCCAAACTTTGTGGATTTCAAAAAAATCTCCTATTTTTGCACCGGAATATCATTTCTAAATCACACATATATGTTCAAAGAAAAAATCGTAGAAGGACTCAGGGCGAAATCTGAAATCAAGCGTTTCGGGCTGAGTAACGAGGCTATTGACCGGATTGCCTCAGCGAGAGAAAAGACGATCACCGAAGAGTCCCAGGTGGAAGCCGCCCTTACGGACGCCGAAACCATGAGGCTCGTTGCCGACGAGTTGATGAAGCATCGCGACCAGGAAATCACCAAGAGGACCTCCACGCAGAGTGCTTTTGATGCTTACAAGGCAGCACACCCGGAATCTGGTTCCGGCGACGGTTCTGGCAGCGGCAGTGGCTCCGGCCACGGCGACAGCGGTTCTGGAAAAGGCGACATCGCCTCCATCGTCCAGGCCGCAGTAGCAGCAGCCGTCAAACCTCTCCAGGACAAGATTGATGGGTTCGAGTCGAATCAGGCAGCGAAGAACGCTCTTGAAACCGCCAGGGCCAAGTTCTTTGGTGGCGATTACGCCAAGCATTACAAAGATCAGGCCGACGAGGCATGGGAACGGGCGACTGAACTGAACGAGGCGACTGGCAGTAAGATGTCTGCCGACGAACTGTCCCAGAAGGCAGAAGGCTATTTCAACAAGGCCGTGTCCAAATTGGGCGTTGATACGAGCAAGCCTTTCGAGGCCGATCCGAACAACACCGAGAAGGGCGTGACCGACTGGAAGGCCGAGAAAGCCCGCCAGGACGCTCGTCACGGCATCAAGCCTGCCGAGCAACAGTAGTTTTTAACCAGTAACCTTTCACAACAAAATGGGAAACAATTTAGGAAACGTCCATTTCAAGCCGGTCGTAACCGCGTATCCTGCCGAACGGATGCCCGTGTGGATCGAGGTGAAAGAGCGTAAACTTGTCGGTGGCACCGTCAGTCTTGTCGGTCTTCCCAAGGGCACGCAGATTCCTCTCGCACTTCCGGTTTACCTCCCTGTGATGGGTGGTAAGGCCATTCTTCTGGACTCCTATGAGGTCCAGGAGGCTGTAACCAGCGGCTCCACCTCCATCAAACTGAAAGGAACCAACAACGCAGTCCCCGAGGAAGGCTTCATTCTGGGTGTCCTCAACTCCGCCAAGAATGGTCTTACCAAGGCTGCTGCCCTCGGCGCCTATGACCCCGAGACTGGTTCCTTCGCTATCACCGCCAATTCTCTCGGCGCTCTCGCCAAGGGTGACAAACTGTATGTGGCCAAAGAGGCCGGCAGCGATGTCGCTCTCCAGAAGCCGTCGGGTCTCTCCTGGCGCGAAATCTACGTCAGCAACGACGGTGCCTACGCCGGCACTGTGGCCGTTGTGACCAAGGGCCAGATCCTTGGCGACCGCATCCCCGAGATGCTGGACTTCTACAAGGACAACCTGCCCGGTATCACCTTCGAGTACGAAAACGAATAATAGGAGAAAAGAATTATGGCTCACAAGTACAATCAGGGTTTCCGCACCCTCATGGGAGAGGCCGGTATTCTTTCCGCCGAAAGTTTCGACCTCTATGTAACCGATGTTATCGGTTTCGGTAATTCCCAGGATCTCGACCTGGATGGGTTCGAGTGGGATCCGTACTCCTCCATCACCTTCGACTTCAAGCAGCTGCTGATGTCGAACAAACTCAAGGTGATGGCAACCTACGCCGACAAGGATTCCGAGGTCATCCCTCTGGGAACCAAGGGATTCGAGATGACGGAAGGCGTCATCCCTTGCCAGAAGGCCCGTTTCTTCTGGGATGCGGACGACTACCGCAACTACCTGGACGCTCTGTCCAAGATTCAGTTCCAGAACCAGACCGCACGCGAGTATGCTCTGGACCTGCTGTTCAACGGTCTCACCGACATCAAGAACGCCCACTATCTGTCCATGCTGTATCAGCGCGACCAGATGGTGTCCAACCGTGGCCTCATCCTCGATGCCAACAACAACCCTCGCGGCATCAAGGGCCTCGTGTTCATGTCCAATGTTCCGGACGAGAACATCACTCGTACCCCGAACATGTTCAGCGATCCTGAGAACAAGACCGCCGAGACGGCCAACATGAACGTTGACCTCATCGCCGTTCTGCGCAAGACCGTCCGTAACATGATGCGTAAGGGCTACGACAAGAGTTCCATCATCATGGAAGTTGACGAACTGTCCTTCCTCGACGACATGGAGCACCCTGTCGTGCGCAAGCAGATTGGCTATCGCATCCGTCGTGACCTGCTCATGACCCCTGCGAACGACGCCAACGCCCTTATCGTGGGTAACAACGCCGACGATGACGAGGTGAAGTCCGCCTTCGCCGCACTCATCGGCCTGCCCCTCAAGAACATCAAGTTCAAGCAGGGCCTCACCGCCACCGAGCGCCTGGAAGGCAAGGGTGTCAACGCCAAACTTGTCACCAAGGCTTTCCGCACCTTCAACGCCAACACCTACGTCCTGTATCCCGCAGGTCCTCTGGGCACCATCAAGACCGCAATGGCCCTCCTGCCCGATGGCGACGCCATCTACGCAACCTTCTTCGAGGGTCGTGGCATCATCCAGTACGAGTACGACGTTAAGTCCAAGACTCAGGACTGGTGGTCCGAGTTCTACGGCCTCTGCGTGCCCACCCGCCCGAAGGAGATGTGGTACGTGATCACCTACACCGCCGGCAGCGGCAGTGGAAGTGGTTCCGGTTCCGGCAGTGGCTCTGGCGAAGGAGCGTAACCAATAAATCCGAAGAAGTATGACTGTCGAAGAATACCTGCGTAGTCTGGTCCCCGGACTTGACCTCCAAGAGAACGTTGTGGCTCGCGCCGCACGTAGCCCCAAGGAGGTCGGTCTGGCCCGACTCGACCTGAATGAGGACGTCGATTATGTTGACGTAGAAGTTCCTGACGAGGAAGGCTCTGGAACTCACACCGAGCGCCGCGAGAGGACCGATGACACCGATTTCGATATGCGTCTTGACTACGCATCTTCGACAGTTTACTATTCGGTGTGCGGTGTTTTTGCAGGAGGCGGATACTCCGAACAGGTTGGAGACGTCCGCGCTTCCCGGGGCGGTTACACCATCACGATGGCCGACCGCGCACGGTTTAAGGCGCTTGGCGACGACCTCCGCCGCAAGTGGGGATGGGAAGTCCCTGAGGACGACTCTACCGCCTGCGAAATGTATGACGCCACAGCATTGAGGATGAGGTAATGAAGATCATTGACTTTCGTGACACTTGCGTCATCACCAGGGACAACGGTGGACGCGACAAATGGGACAACGAGATTGCGCCCCAGGAGATCTACTCCGGCCCCTGCCTCTACGAGGAAGGTGGCACCGGGTACTCCAGGAGCATAATCACCCGTAATCCCACTGTCTATCTGCCCGGTAATGATGTCATGGTCGCAATCAACGATGCCATCGCCGTGACCACGGAGCAGGGTCGCGAGATAAAGGCCATCGCCGAGATTGTCCGCGACATCAACCTGCCCTGGCAGGCGAACATCAAGTGCACGAGAATCGAGTTAAAGCAAGCACAAGGAGACTAACAATGGCTTACAGTCACGGCAGACATCTGCAAGGATGGAAAAACGCAAGAAGGCAGTTCGAGATCGAGTTGCTCTCTTGCGCCGATGGCGTGAACAAGGCCGCCCAGCAGGTCTTCACGAACGCGGGGAACAGTTTCCTCGATTTCGTCCAGGCCAACAAGGATGTGCTCCCTTACTACACGGCCAACCTCCATGACAGTATCGCCGTGGCCGTTGCTCAGAGTGGTCGAGTTGTGCGTGCTCTCTACATGCCTCAAGAAGCGACAAGGCCGCAGAACGCTCCGGACAGAAAGAAAATCTGGGGTATGGACGAAGCCATCCGGGCCGTCCGTAAGAACAGTTATCCGAAGACCGGGGTGTCAGGCACCTTGTTCGTGGCAGTCCCCTATGCAGAAGGTGTCAATGAGAAACCGACTCATCGTGGCTACCTTGAAACCCTTGAAGGCCACTTTGCGAACCAGATGCAGACCAGCGTCCAGGTTCTTAAGTACATCAAAGTTCACCCTGGAGCGAAACCCGCTCCGGCAGCAATGAGGAGATTCAAATGATAAAGATGTCTTCCATACATCCCGATAGGGAACTGCGTGACTTCCTCGACGGGAAGGTCGTAGTTGGTAAGGCCGATGGCGGCACTGAGAAGGTCGTTGTTTACAGCGACTGGGAGCGCCCCACCAATGGTCTGCCTACGGATTTCATCGTCATCTACATCAATGGCAACATCAGCGGACCTGGCCCCAAGGCCAATTACGCGGAAGGCGCCGTCGCAGTGAGTCTCTACTGCAAGATGAACAATGATGGTTCCATCAAGGGCCAGAGGATAGACAGGATCCTGGAGCAATTCGAGACCCTGGTTCACAAGCGGAACACTCAGAACTTCTTCTTCTACTTCGAGGACGAACGTTACATTACACCTACCACACCGAATCAGGCTTCCGGTTACAGCATCACCACGCTCAACCTCCTGTGGCATACGAACAGCAATTTCAATGCCCAACCTGAGCCAGGCTCCGGCTCTGGCTCCGGGGAAGGCGCATAACGAAATCTTTAATCTCGCAATAAACTATGTCTGTAAAGAATCTTGGTAGCTCTCAGCAGCTCATCGCCGGGCAGGGTGACATCATCGTCTTCTCCATGCCCGCCGCTGGTATCACCAACGATACCACCATCGCCCAGCTTCTGACCAACGGCGCCAGCCTTGGCCAGGTAGTTCAGGACTCTACTTCCTGGGATGGTGAGCAGGTCTCCTTCAACAACCTCCTGGATGAACAGGGAGACGTCATCACCTCCACCGCCACCAACGGCACGCACCAGTTCTCCTTCGACCTGGCCGACCTGGAACCCGACTTCCTGAAGGTGTTCCTCGGCGCCGTCGAAGTTGTTCCTTCCGAGTCCGGCATTACCGCCGTGTTCGGCAACGGTACTCACAAGGTCTATGGCTTCGGTCACAAACTCCCCGTGAAGACCCGTCCTATCATGATCACCAACGACGAGGGCAACAAGGCCCTGTTCTTCCCGAAGGCCAAGATGGCCGGCTCCCTCGCATGGGGCGACAAGATCTGGAAGATCCACGTGGTCGTGACCGCCGAGTACGTCGATACCGCCAACCTCAAGACCGTCATGCCTATCTTCGCTGGCAACGAGGTTGCCTACGCTGATGGTGGGATCTCCGCAGAGACCCTCGACGGAAATGGTAGCGGCTCCGGCGCTGGCGCCTAATCTCGTGTAGAGAACCTAAATCCGAGGGGTGGAGGGTTGAACAGATCCCCGCCCCTCTTTTTCTTTATCAAATCTTAAAATACTATGGCAGAAAGTAATAAGAAGAAGGGCGAAAAGAAGCCCGCAGAGGAAAAGACACAGGTCCAGGAACCTGTTGCCCCTACTCAGGAAGTAAAGGTGGAAGAAGAAGTCAAGGTGGAACCCAAGGAGACGAAACTGGTGCCCGAGAAGGACCCCAGAGTCCTCGTCGTAATCCCGTATCTGGCCGAAGGTGCCCAGGGTCGTGAACTTGAGTATGCGGTTGCCGGCTGGCGCCGTCACTTCAAGAAGCCCCATGTCATCGTGATTGTCGGCGACTATCATCCCATCGTGGATACCGGCGATGATATCGTTTTCATCGAGTGCCCTCGCGTTGACGAGATCCCCGGCCAGTACAGGTGCCACATCGACCACGTGAACAAGTTCCGCAAGGTGCGCGAGCGCTTCCCGGACACGGAAGGCTTCATCTATGCTTGCGACGACATGTA